CAATACAGGAGTAGCTATTAAGGTTCCTGAAGGATATGTTATGCTTTTATTCAGCCGTAGTGGTCATGGATTCAATCACGGTATTCGCCTAGTTAATTGTGTAGGGGTAATTGATTCAGACTATACTGGGGAGATTGTTGTTGGGCTACAATCAGATAATGATTTTCATTATGTAGTGAAACCTAAAGATCGAATCTGTCAAGGAATCATTGTTCCTATCCCAAAGGTTGAATTTGTAGAAGTTAATGAGCTTCCAGAAACTGAACGAGGAAGTAATGGGTTTGGATCAACAGGTTAATATAATGAATATTATTGAAGAACATTACCGTAATAACTATCGACTTCTTATCAAGCGTATTAAGTGGAAGACACATAGCGATCAGGATGCAGAAGATATTGTGCAGGAAGCTTATGCACGAGCTATTAAATATAAAGATGCATTCCTTCTCGGGGTAGAGTTTAAGTTGTGGTTTGGACGTATCCTAAGTAATGTAGTGAAGGATTTCATTCGAGATCGTTATAACAACGGATTCCATCAAGAATTTGATGAAGAGCATGATGACTTCATTATTGATCGACAACACATCTTTGATGTACTACGAGGTATTGAGGATGACATCAATGCAACACAAGACACTGTGCATAAGGAGATTCTCACCTTATATCATATCCTTGGGTTCCCAATTCGATCTATAGTAGATATTACTAATATGAAGTATAAGATGGTTGATACTGTTATCCAACGGTTTAAGAAAAAGATGGAGGAGAAATATGCATGAAAATTATGGTGGGAGACTTAGAATCAGATGGCCTACTTGATACTGCAACCCGTGTTTGGTGTGGAGTATTTAAAGACCTTACCACTAAGGAAGTAATCAAGTTTAGGCCACATCAAATACCGCAGATGCTAGACTTCTTAGATACATTAGATGTCTTGATTATGCATAATGGTATTGGGTTTGATTGGCCTTTATTAGAAAAGCTGTATGGATATACATATAAAGGGAAGAAAGTAGATACATTAGTTATGTCTCGCCTTTTCAATCCTAAGCGTTCAGTTCCATTTATATGTCCTGATAAAAGTATTGGCCCTCATTCAGTAGAAGCATGGGGGTATAGAGTAGGGCGTGGTAAGCCCGAACATGAGGATTGGTCACAGTTCTCAGAAGAAATGTTGCATCGCTGTAGCGAAGACGTAGAGATACAATGCTTAATATTCAATGAGTTAGAAAAAGAATTTAATTCAGGAGATTGGAAAGATGCATTAAAACTCACTCAGAAATTATTCACTTATCTTCATAAGCAAGCTGAATATGGTTGGCTAGTCGATAAAGATCACATGCTTTCTTGTATATCATTATTGGATCATTGGATTGAAAGGATAAATAAAGCCCTATCAAAACACTTACCCCTTGTTGTCGAGATACAAGAGACAAAAGAAAGGGGGGAATATAAATATATTAAAAAGCCGTTCCTTAAAAGTGGAGACTACTCAGAGTCCGTTAAGACTTGGTATGATGCAGGTGTTGATCCTGTGGCCGTTGTGGTTGGTGGCCCTTTTACTCGTATTAGCTTTCGGAAAGTAGATTTAGATTCTATAAAGGAAACAAAGGAATTTCTATTAGATTCAGGATGGGAACCCGCAGTATGGAATACAAATGATGAAGGAGAACGAACTAGTCCAAAATTGGATAAGGATGATCCGTTTGAAGGAATTACTGGAGGCGTGGGACGACTTGTTGCGAAGCGAGTACAGTGCAAACAACGTCGCTCCATCATTGAAGGGCTTATCGGAATTATCCGCCCAGATGGAAGAATTGCGTCAAAAGTTAATACACTTGCAGTCACAGGAAGAGCTACTCATAGAGGAATAGTTAATATTCCAAAGGCTAGTAGTTTCTTTGGTAAGCAGATGCGTAAGATATTTACCAGTAGAGAGGGATATGTTCTGGTAGGTACAGATAGCGATAGTTGTCAATTACGTATGCTGGCTGGACGAATGAATAATCCAGTATATACTGATGCATTATGCAATGGAGACAAGAAACTTGGTACAGACAACCACTCGCTTACGGCGAAGATTGGAGAACTTGAATCACGAGACATCGCAAAGAATGTTATGTACTGCCTCTTATTTGGAGGCGGAGATGCAAAGCTTGCTAAGACTGCGAAGAAACCTGTTGGTAGCGGCCCTGATCTTCGTGATCGCTTATATCGTGGCCTAGATGGTCTTGGTGATCTAATGGATCGCCTAACAAAAGAATGGAGAAGTTCAGCTAAAAAGAAATATAATGGCAAGTTTAACAGAATGGAGTATTATAATGGGTACATTACAGGACTAGATGGTCGTCCTATATTAGTGCCTTCCGAGCATCAAATATTAGTATATCTGCTACAATCTGATGAAGCGATTATGATGTCAGCCGCTTATTGTAGATTCCATATGCTTATGGAGAAAGATGGTTATGTTTATGGAGAAGATTATGGTACAGTTTGTTTTTATCATGATGAATTCACTGTTGAATGTAAAATACACTTAGCAGATATAGTAGCACAACACTCAGAGCAAGCTATAGCGTGGGCAGGACGATTCTTTAATATCTCTTGCCCTCATATTGGTGATGCTAAAATAGGAAAGAATTGGTATGCCATCCATTGACATGCAAGGTAAAAAGAAATCTCGACTTAACCGAGAGATTAAAGCACTTAATAAGTTGATTGATAAATATCACAATGATATGGATACAATTGATTCATTAGCAAGTAAAGCAAAAAATGTGTTGTTAGAAAAACAACATCAACTCGATACAATTTACGATAAGGAATAAATATGGCTCTCAATGCTAAGAATGTTAAAAGTAATGCAGGTGGTAATTTTGTTGAACAAGAAATTCTAGATGCTGGTGTATATCCGGGTCGTCTAGTTCAGATTATTGACTTGGGCTTACAAGCACAACGTCCATATCAAGGTAAGGATAAACCACCAATCAATGAGATTATGTTTACATATGAGCTTGTTGATGCCTTCATGGTGGATGAAGAAGGTAATGAATTAACTGATAAACCACGTTGGGTAGGTGAGAATATGCCTCTGAATAATCTCAAGGCTGATCGAGCTAAGAGCACTCAACGATATATGGCTCTTGATCCTAATGGAGTCCACGATGGTGACTTTAGTGCATTAGGTGGGACACCTGTTAATATTGCACTGGTGCATAACAAGAGTGGGGATAAGACCTATGTGAATGTAGCTAATATTGCAGCTATGCGTCCTAAAGATGCTGAGAAATGTCCTCCATTGGTTAATCCTGTTAAGGTGTTTGACTTGGATGCTCCAGATATGGATATTTTCAATAGTCTTCCTGAGTGGGTACAGACTAAGATTAAGGCTAATCTTAACTTTCAAGGTAGTCCATTACAAGCCGCATTAGATGGTAAGCAAGAGGATAAGAAGGAAGCTGCTCCCCCACCTCCTAAGAAAGATCGTAAGCCTAAAGTAGAACAGTCAGAAGAAGCAGAGGCAGAGTCCTCTAAAGTTTGGGATTAATATGCAGCCTCTTATTGATGGTGACATCCTTCGATATGAGATTGGTTTCGCAGCAGATACAGGTTGGAAAGCATTGAAAGAATGGAAGAAGGGGGATGATCCAATTGATCCCCCTCCATTTGATTATGTTGCTGAACTGTTACGAAATCGCATACAAGGAATCTGTGTAGTTGTTGGTGCTACTGCTCCTCCAATTATTTATTTTACAGGTAAGGGTAATTTCCGTGAAGGAATTGCTAAGAAAAAGAAGTATAAGGATAATCGGTCTGCATCTGTAAAACCATTCCATTATTATAATATTCAATCATACTGTCAGTTACAATATGAATGCATTATAGTAGATGGGATGGAGGCTGATGATGCATTATGTATTGAACAATCACAACACCCAATTAGTTCAGAATTGATTGACTCAATGACGATTGTCTGTTCTCGTGATAAAGACTTACGTTCTTGTCCGGGATGGCATTTCGGATGGGAACTTGGTAATCAACCTCAATTTGGCCCATATCTCGTTGATGAATTAGGATGGTTAAAAATCTCTGATGATCGTAAGAAAGTTAGGGGAGTTGGTTATAAATTCTTTGCTGCTCAGATGTTGATGGGAGATTCAACCGATAACATCCCCGGATTGCCCTCTTACGGCCCCGTGGCTGCGTTTGAATTGATTAACCCTTGTACCTCTATTCTGGAATGTGAGAAAGCAATTGTAGAAGCTTACAAGAAGGTTTATGAGGATGAGTGGAAAGATGAATTCATGGAACAAGCTATGTTAGTTTGGATGGTTCGTGAGTTGGATGATGAAGGAAAGCCGATTATGTATAAGTTGATGGGAGAATATATTGCCTGAAGAAATGGTTACAATTACAAAGAAAGAATATGATTCTTTAAAAGAAGATAGTAAGTGGCTTTTGTGTTTAGAAGGTGCTGGTGTAGACAATTGGGAGGGATATGATTTCGCAAGAGAACTCCTTCACGATGGTGATTGATGTATAATAATGGACAATGGACGCAATCACGATTTAACTCTTTTATTAAGAGCGCATTACGATCAGCATCAGGACGATGGCCTCCAAAATACAAAGCAATTCAAGAGGCTTTCACTGAAGCTAAAGTAAATATTAAAACAGGACGTGTTGCTAAACATTATAGATGCAACATGTGTAAGAATGTATTCCCTGTTAAAGACATCCAAGTAGATCATAAGGAACCAGTTATTGATCCTGCTACGGGATTTGTCTCTTGGGACGAGACAATTATTAGAATGTTTTGTGAATCAGATGGTTTCCAAATACTTTGTAAGCCTTGCCATACAATAAAAACAAATATAGAAAAACAACAAACAAAGGAACGAAAGAATGGAACAAGTAAATCAAGAAGTTAAACAAGTGAATGATTTTAAAGGCTACTCCCTGTTCAATGATATTGAGGATGAAATGCTTCGTTATCGTAATCGAGCAGTAGTTATGGCTAATATGTGTGAGCAGAATATGAAGCAAGATCGCATCAATGCTAAGGGTATTGGTTTGGTATTCGGATATTTTAATGCTGTAGCTAAAGAAGAACGGGCTAAGACTATGGCTACATTTGAGATGATTATGGGGACTCGTGGATACGTTAAAGCAAGCGACTAAATACGATGGAGAGAAATCTAGGATTGACTTAGTTGATCCTAGTTTCTTAGAGGAATTAGGGAAGGTATTAGGATTTGGTGCTAAGAAATATGCAGAGAATAATTGGCGACTTGGTTTGAAAGTATCTCGAATTATTGCTGCTACATATAGGCATCTAGGTGCAATTAATAATGGAGAGGATACTGATCCAGAATCAGGTCTTCCACATACAGGGCACCTAGCTGGCTGCATTATGTTCCTAAGCTGGACATTACGAAATAGACCAGAATGTGACGATAGATATAAGGATAATAAATGAAGATTTTAGTATTACCAGATATGCATAACAAAGATGGGAGTCCTACTGAGCATCTAGGACATATTGGACAGTTCATTGTAGATAAACGACCAGATGTGATTATTCATCTAGGTGACTTCGCAGATATGCCGAGTCTATCCCTATATGATGTTGGTAAGAAATGTTTTGAAGGACGTAGCTATGCTAAGGATATTCAAGCATCTCATAATGCAATGCGTATTCTCCTTGCTCCATTGTTTGCTTTACAATGTAAGCAGAAACGTAATAAAGAGAAGGTGTATAACCCACGTAGGATTATGCTTTTAGGTAATCATGAGAATCGTATCAATCGAGCAGTTGAACTAGATCGTAAGCTTGAAGGATTGATGTCTATTGATGATCTTCTATATACTGAGTTTGGTTGGGAAGTAGTTGGGTTCTTAGAGAAGATTAAGCTTAATGGGGTATTGTTCAGCCACTACTTCACTTCAGGTGAAATGGGACGAGCTATTACTTCTCCTGCTGCTCTCCTCACTAAGAAGCACATTTCATGTGTAATGGGTCATAATCAGAAGGATGGTATTGCTTCTCAATATACAGGTGATGATAAGCGCATTACAGGTATCTTTGCAGGCGCTTGTTATCTCCATCATGAGGATTATTTAGGGCCACAAGGAAATGTACATTGGCGAGGTGTATGGATGCTGCATGATGTACATGAGGGTGAATTCGAGCCAATGCAGGTTAGTCTCAAGTTCTTGAAAGAACGATATGGGAACTAAACATGTATTAGCAACTTTTGTGTATTCCACTGGCCCGAAAGTACAACATATATTTAAATCAGAAAAAGATGCAGCATGGTTCGCCCATATGGAGGGAGACCATCTTCTCTCTTGGAGTACACAGGAAATAGATGATTAAGAGTAAATTTAGAAGTCAGTTAGGTGAGAATGTATTTCGATTCAAATACAGTCAAGGAAGCGAGGACTCATGGGATTCATGTGCAGAACGAATTGTAGAAGATGTATGTGGGGGTAGGTGGGGAACCACCCCTCCCCTCATGAGTCAAGATAAGCGGGATCAACTAGCACAATATATTAAGGAATTCAAGTTTATTCCGGGTGGTCGATATATTTATTATGCTGGTCGTCCTAATCACTATTACAATAACTGTTTCCTGCTTAAAGCAGAAGAGGATACGAGGGAAGAATGGGCAGCACTAGCACAGAGGGCTACTTCCTGCCTTATGACGGGAGGTGGAATTGGTGTAGATTATTCAGTATTGCGTGCAAAAGGGAAGCCAATTCGGAAGACAGGAGGTGTAAGTTCAGGGCCAATCTCTTTGATGAATATGTTAAACGAGATAGGTCGAAATGTGATGCAGGGAGGCTCCCGAAGAAGTGCGATATATGCAAGTTTAAACTGGAGCCACGAGGATATTCCTCTATTCTTACAAGCGAAGAACTGGAATTCTACCATCAAACAGTTAAAGACTGAGGATTTTAATTTCCCTGCTCAATTAGACATGACTAACATCTCATTGAACTATGATGATGCATGGCTTAATGCTGGTAATGAGTCTCTCTCTGAATTTGAGAAGAATACGATCCGTTCAATCAACCCTACATTCTTACAGAACTGTAGGCAAGCAATGGAAACAGGAGAGCCGGGATTTAGCTTTAATTTCGGAGATAAGCAAAATGAAACTCTTAGAAATGCTTGCACAGAAGTTACATCTGAAGATGATTCTGATGTGTGTAATCTGGGCAGTATCAATATTGGTAACATATCATCACTTGAAGAATTTAAATCTGTTGTGGCTCTCGGTAGTGAGTTCCTTGTGTGTGGCACTCTTCGTGCTGATCTACCGTATCAGAAAGTCTATGCAGTTCGTGAAAGGAATCGAAGACTTGGTTTAGGTCTTATGGGGATTCATGAATGGCTTCTTAAACGTAGTTATAAATATGAAGTGGTTCCTGAATTACATAAGTGGTTGGAAGCTTATAAGGAGTATTCAGAAGATGCAGCAAACAAACATGCGACAGGTTCTTTATTAGCCGGCCTAAAGCATATCGAGCAATTGCGCCAACTGGAACAATTGGAATCCTTGCTGGAACCACTACTGGAATTGAGCCATTGTTCTCTGTTGCGTATAAGCGTAGATACCTCAAGGACGGCACACGATGGCACTATGAATATTGTATTGACGCTACAGCCGAAACTCTAATTAAAGAAGGGATTAATCCTTCTGATATTGAAACAGCTTATGGATTAAGTAATGACTATGAACGAAGAATTAAATTCCAAGCAGATGTACAGGATTACGTTGATATGTCCATTTCCTCTACAATTAATCTCCCTCCTTGGGGATCAAAAGATAACAATGAGGACAAGGTTAGGACATTTGCAGAAACACTTAGCCGATATGCTCCGAGGTTACGCGGCTTCACCTGCTATCCAGATGGAAGTAGAGGAGGTCAGCCAATAACCGAAGTACCATATGAAGAAGCAATTAAACACAAAGGAGTAGTATATGAAGAAAATAATCAATGTTCAAGTGGAGTGTGTGGAATATAATGTGTAAAGCTACTATGAAAGAACTAGCTCGTGGTGAGAAGTTTGCTAACAAACTTGCAGACCATCTGAGTAAGATGGGTGGAGATAAATCAATTCATCGAGTATTATATGATGGATACGATTATCAAATTACAATTGAAAAGAAAAATAAAGTAGAAGATATGTAGGAAATAAAAAAGGGGCAGTCCGTAATTGGATTTGCCCCTTTTCTTTTAGCACTTCTTCTTCATTCCGCCCTTAGCGGGTTTCTTTGCTTTAGCCTTAGCCATTAGAAA